TGTCCGGCGTCAGCACCTCGTGGACGGGGTGCGTCCAGCGATAGCCGTGCCGGGCATGGATCTTGTCCGCGAAGAACACCACGCCGTCGCCTCCGTCGGGCGTGTGGCTCCAAACGTAGGTGTACCGCGCGCGAGTAGTGCCGGGCGCCCAGGCAGCCTCCAGCGCCTCGCGCCAGCCACCATTGAGCACTTCATCGAGGTCGAGGCAGATGCAGACATCGGCGTCCTCGGGCAGCATTTTCAGTGAGACGTTGCGGGCGACATCGAAGCGCCACGGGTCAATCACCCGCTCCCTCACGACTGCGCCCAGCTCGCGCAGCCGCTCCGGCGTGCCGTCCGTGCTGCCCGTGTCGAGCACGTACACGCCGTCAGCGCCCGCACAGGAAGCCATGAACCGCTCGGCGAATAGCGCCTCGTTTTTGCATATGGCGTAGATGATGATTTTCATTTATGTACCTCAGGCATGGTCGTCGTAGATTTCGGCGCGGAGTAGTGTGCCTGTGTGTAGCATAGTGTCACCTCAGCCTAAATAAGTTAACAGTATTCCACCGTTATAACCATTTGCCGCTTTTGTCAAATAATTTAAGATTGCACAATATATTTATCGCAAATAACACGAGTATTCGAGCTTGAATTTGATTCAAAGCGAAAACGTGTTGTGTTTCCTGCGCCTATTAGTCCAATGTATGTCTTATTTCCCTCGGACGCACCTTCCCCACTCAAAGAAAACCGATATACAACATCAAAAAGATTAGAGTTTATGCTACTTATACCAACAAAGGCGGCGATATTTCCTTGAACACCTATGTTTATTGCGCCATTAGCACTATCCCATCCATCCCCATCATTCAAAGTCGTCACAGTAGCCCCTTTTATTGATAATTTGTTTCCGTTCAAATACACATCCTTTTCACTCACGGAATAACCAGAACGAACATAGATGTAAATCGGGCCGTCCCGTAACTGATATGCGTCAAAAAAACCGCCTAAGTAGTACCATTCCCAAGTAGTATCAGTTATTGTATATAGCAGACGCGTCGGTTTTATCGAATACTTGTTTAGGATCTTATCTATGGGTTCAGTTTTAACTATGCTGTATGTCGGCCAAACCTTTTTGACAGCACCGTTAACTCCAATGTAGGCTTCAGACACAGCTCTAACTGCGCCGTTAGCACCAACTTTCAAGTCGGAAATATCCCTAACTGCGCCATTTACCCCAACTTTCATGTGCTCACCTTTTCCCAAGCATCGGCATATTCAGACGGGCTGTACGTTGTATCTTGCTTGCACTTGTAGGTATAACCATCCGTGTATATCATGTATTCTCCCACATGATATATAGCGTGTGCGGGCTGTCCGGGGACAAACGGCAGGGCGGTTTCGGGCGTGGTACCGTGATAGGGGATATTGAATGTCAGCCAGGCACTTTCACCGGGGGCGACGTCGGGATACACGGCATTGTCGTAGTCCTGATACACCCGCCACACCTGTTCCCACTCAGGGCCGAGGCCGTCCCCGGCGTTGGTGCGGAACACCTCACCAGTTTTGTGGTTTCCGGGCTTCCAGAGGGGCGCAAGGTTGCGGTTGCTTATCCTGCCGTCGGCGTCCATGTCTGCGGCGGTATACATACTTTCAATTTGCGTGCGCACAGCCTCCGCTTCATCCTGCGTGCTTATGGGCTGGCCCGCAAGCGTTTCTGCTGCCTCTCGGGCCTTTGTAGCCTCGTCCAGGGCGTCCTGCTCGGCGGTGTTGTTCTTGCCCATCACGGCGGTTACAGTGCCGTCACGGTTGTCGGTGATTGCGCCAGCAACGCCGTGGTCACGCCATTCATAGCTGTCGCCGAATTCATCGGTGAGAGTGAACACAGCACCGTCTACGAAATGGGCAGCCGCCTCGGCATAGCTCATCGTTGCCGTGATGGTCAGTGTTTCGCGGCTGTGGCCTTTGAGCGTTCCCCGACCAATTATCGCCTCAGATGTGTTATAGCTCTTGCCGTCCGGGAATTTGATAGTAGTCTGCATGTTAGCCTCCTTATGAGTACACGATAGCTATGCACCCATTCGGCAGGGTGCCGGGCGATGTCGATACAAGGGATATGCCGCGCGGACGTATGGTAGTGTAGTCCGTGCCGGCCATCTGGCCGTTTATTATGCTGCTGCCCATATTGATGTTGCCGTTCATCGTTCCCCCGGCGGTGGGGAGAAACGGGCCGTCCTGCAATGCAGCCAGGGCCGCGCTCAGCTGCTCCTCGGTCCCTGTATACCCAGCTTCGACCGCCGCCTGATATGCGCTCTTGCCGCCCGCTCCAGTAGGCCCTGTCGGCCCCGTAGGGCCTGTTGCACCCGTCGCGCCGGTCTCTCCCTGCGGCCCTGTGGGACCCGTAGCTCCCGTTGCGCCGGGAGAGCCGTCCTTGCCGGCGGTGCCCGTGGGGCCAGCAGGGCCGGTCTGCCCGGCGGGGCCTTGAGCGCCCTGGGGGCCAGTGGGTCCGGTCGGCCCTGTCGCACCCGCAGCTCCCGCAGTGCCGGTCGGCCCCGTAGGGCCTGTTGCTCCCGTCGCGCCGGTCTCTCCCTGCGGCCCTGTGGGACCCGTAGCTCCCGTTGCGCCGGGAGAGCCGTCCTTGCCGGCGGTGCCCGTGGGGCCAGCAGGGCCGGTCGGCCCTGTCGCGCCGGTCTGCCCGGCGGGGCCTTGAGCGCCCTGGGGGCCAGTGGGTCCGGTCGGCCCTGTCGCACCCGCAGCTCCCGCAGTGCCGGTCGGCCCCGTAGGGCCTGTTGCTCCCGTAGCGCCCGTTGCTCCTGTGCTGCCCGTCGCACCAGTAGGTCCCGTCGGCCCGGTGGGGCCTGCGGTGCCTGCGCTGCCTGTGGCGCCCGTGTCACCCTTCGCGCCTGTAGGCCCCGTGGGGCCCGTCGGGCCGGTGGCTCCAGTTGCACCCGTGTCGCCCTTCGCTCCGTCGCTGCCGTTGGCGCCTGCTGGGCCCGTCGGGCCTGTCGGCCCCTGTATGCCCTGCGGGCCCGTCGGGCCAGTAGCGCCCGTTGCGCCGGGAGAGCCGGCAGAGCCGTCCGATCCCTGTGGCCCGGTCGGGCCGGTAGGACCTGTAGGGCCGGTGGCTCCGGTAGCGCCAACCGCACCGTCTGCACCCTGCGGCCCTGTTGGGCCAGTAGGTCCCGTCGGCCCAGTGTCGCCCGCTGCACCCGTGGGGCCTGTGGCCCCAGTAGCGCCTGCAGCTCCCGTAGCGCCGGTGGGACCCGTTGGGCCCTGTATGCCCTGCGCGCCCTGAGCGCCCTGCGGGCCTGTCGGCCCAGTCGCTCCGGTATCGCCTTTAGCGCCTGTCGGGCCGGTTTCGCCCGTGTCGCCCTTCGCGCCCGTAGGCCCTGTGGGGCCGGGCACCGTGGACGCGGCTCCTGTAGGCCCTGTCGGCCCAGTCGGCCCGGCGGGGCCTTGGATGGTTCCGTTGTTCACCCAAGAGCTTCCGCCCCAGATGTAGATCTCATACGGTTCAGAAGCGCCCACGCCGTAGGCGTCGCCCACGGCGGGCGAAGGCACGGCACTCCGAAGCTCGGCGAGAGAGGCGTAGTAGCCCATTATAGTGAAGCCGTTGCCCTGCGGCCCGGTAGCGCCGACAGCGCCCGTCGGGCCCGTAGCACCTGTCGCACCGGTCGGGCCGGTCGGCCCTTGAATGCCAGAGCTGCCAGTCGGGCCGGTGGGGCCAGTCGGGCCAACAGCGCCCTGCGGACCTGTTGGGCCGGTATTGCCGACGGCTCCGGCGTCGCCCTTCGCTCCGGTCGGGCCGGTGGGACCAGTCGCCCCAGTCGCTCCTGTCGGGCCAGTTGGTCCGGTCGGGCCGCTTTCACCAGAAGGGCCCTGCTCGCCTTGGTCGCCTTTTGAGCCGGTCGGGCCGGTGGGGCCTGTCTGGCCGGCGGCTCCGGGTTCGCCTTGGGCTCCGGCGGGGCCCGTGGGGCCTGCAGGCCCAGTTGGACCGCCGGAAGGGCCTGTAGGACCCGTAGGGCCGGGGACACCCGCCGCAAGCACGCCCGTGTCTACATACACACCCTCGTCAGCATCCCATGTTAGCCAGGTCTGTGCGGCTGATATCACGGGTTGATGTATAGCAGCGCTCTCTGCGCGGTCAGCCGCTGCCTCCGCGCGATCTGCATTGTCTCCGGACACGGAAACCCAGTCCGGCGCAGGAGCCGGAGGCGCAGAGCCAGGGCCACCGAGAGCCCGGCAGGTCACGGTGTTGATAATTTCCGACTTACGTAAAACATCATCGAGGTACAGGCGCGCCTCCAACATGCCGGTGCCAGGCACGGCCAGGTCTGCGCTGTTTGGACGCCACACGGTGATTGGGTCTGTGGAACTCACGATTACCGGATACACCTGGCCGTCTGGCCTGCGGAACACCACCGACACAGTGGAGCCAGGGAGTTCTGCGAGCCAGGCGGACACGTCAATGCCCAGTTCTCGGTATTTGTTCTCTCCCGTGCGGCCGATCTCTACATAGCCCAAGGGCGGGTTGCATATGTTGATAATCAATTTGAGCCTCCTATGCTATCAGGCCGTACTTGTTTTTCAGGATCCCTATGAGGTTGTTGAGCGCGTAGAGGTAATTATTCTCCGTTACCGAGGTGTAAGACATATTGTTTGAGCGGAGCGACAACGTCTGTTTCGTCGCTCCGGAAGCGCCGAAGAAACTCAGTGTGCCTCTTGTACCGCAAATCCTGCTCGTGCCGTCTCCGGTATACAGCGCATACCATGGCACGGAGCTTGAGCCCAGGCTATACGGATATGTGCTGGAGCTGGCATGCGGCACAAGCGCGCGGCTGGAGTTCAAATCGACGTAATTTGAACTGCCCTGGTATAGCCTGGCCACAGTTGGACTGCCCCATTTAAGAGCATAAGGCGTTGTCCCTGATTTCAACAGGGCCTGGCCGTCGTTGCCTCCGGAGGGGATATAGTTTTCAGGGGCATCTGCCCATTTAAGTGCATAGGCTGTGGAGCCGTTCTTGACGAGCATCTGCCCGCTGGTACCGCCGGTTGGGATGCGCTCAACAGGTGCATCGACCCATTTAAGCGCGCGGGAAACCGAGCCGTCTTTCGCCAGCAGCTGCCCGCTGGTACCGCCGTCAGGAATATGCTCAGTCGGAGCGTCGGCCCACTTGAGGGAATAGTCCGTCGTACCGTCTTTGATAAGCATCTGGCCGTTGCTGCCGCCTAAGGGAATGTAGTTCTTGGGGCTCGTCCACTCCACGTCGTAGGCCTCATTCGTGCGCTTGGACAGCAGCTGCCCCTTTGTCCCTCCGGTTGGGATCCCCCGCATATCGGCCCACTTTGAGGCAATGCCCTCATTGCCGTCCTTGGTCAGCACCTGGCCATCCGTTCCGCCGGCCGGCAGGATGGCATCAGCGTTGGGGTTGCCCACTGGATACTCAACGACATAAGTACCGGAGTCTTTGATAACCCGAACTCGCTGCCCGGCGGCAAAAACGCAGAACGAATTGCACTTGTAGTGCTTTTCCGACGCGGTCTCCTCGCCATCGAATATCAGCGTTATGCCATCATCATATATTTGGTCAATGGTCGCAAATGAGTACGAGAGATCTTCAGAGGTTTTGTCGCTCATATCAACACCACCTGTCTGAGAGTGTGCGACATCGTCTGCCCTCCGGAGAGAGTCAGGTACCAGCCGGTTTCTTGATAAATCCCACTCAGCTCCGGCCGGCTTATTGCCACTACGTCGCCCACTCCGTGGCCAGGTTCCGCAAGCGTCGTCACCGTGACGGTCTTACTGGCCAGCATGCTCTCAAAGGCGAGATGCTCAGCATAGCGCTGCAGCTCCTCCTGGGACGCGATATTGTTCAGCTGGACAACCGTTGGTATACGCCGTCTGCGGCGCACGGTGGACAGCGCCGACATTGGGTTGTCGTTGACCGCTGTCGCCGTCATCGGCTCCTCAAGGTCCGGATTGGATACCGTGCAGATAAAGACGTTGGGGGCGTCATAGATATCCAGCTCTGCCTCGCTGTCGGGCATCAGTACTGACAGCGGCGTCCCGTCCGTGTAAGTGTGTGCGATACGCTCCGCGCTGGGCTCCTGGCGCGGCTGGAGCACAGCTGTGCCGCGGGCGTCGAACCAAATATCGTTGTAATTGATCTCGGCCAGCAGCGTATTGATAATGGTCAGATACGGCGTGCCTATTGCCCAGTCCTCACGGTCGGTGGTTAGCGCCAACGAGCTCGGCGTCTCCATAACCATGCCTATACCGGCAGAGACCAGCAGCTGCTTGACCGCGTCGAGGTATGGCATGCCTGCGGGCCAGTGCAGCAGCGTCTCGGTCTTGGCCTGCTGCAGCTTAACGCCGCGGTCGTAGGCCTCCACTCGGTCGAGATCCACGCCGTAGCCTTTTGAGGACACCGTGACCGTACCCGGCACAAACACGCCGATGGGCGACTCCACACCGTCGATTATAAGTACGGGCTGGAGCTCGTCGTTGAGGTAGTCGATCTCGCCGGTGTGGAGAAACACGCCGGCGAGGCTGGTTTTTATGGCTGAGTCTGAATCCGCCATGACCGAGGGCGGCGACGACTGCGGGAACGGCAGGGAGCCGCAGCGCACGCCGTCCCGCAGGATATCCACCCGGGCCGAGATGTGCCTAATCATAGGTAACCTCCTCGACAAAGTTGACGCGCTGTATCGAGAAGCTGAAGGAATCGAAGAAGCGCGAGCTCTGTTTGTCCAGAGCTTCGAGAACCCCTATGGCATAGTTGCCGCATCTGTCTTTGACACACACCAGAGAGCCCTGGAGGGCCTCCAGCTCCGCGGATTCTGCCGGAGACGCAAACGCGCATTGCACCGACATCGTAGCAGAAGACCACTCCGATATTTCGGCGGAAGGATACTCGGCTCCGGGCAGATACTGATAGTTCACGGTGCGGCTCGTGTTGAGCGATGTACGCCTGTCGGAAGTATCGGCATATTTCAGCCGCAGCCACTTTGCGTCGGGTACCGGAGATATATACACGGTGTTACATACAGAGGCAGCTGTTACGGCGTTGGAGAGGCCATACATACCGGTGGCAGCGAACACTCCGCGCACTGCGTAGGTATGGCTGCCAGAGCAGAAATTGTCCGTATAGCTTTGTTCTGTGGTTTTGGCAATGGGGCGCCCGTCCCGCAGCACATAGTAGGCATCATAGCCGCTCGATGTCCAGCGCAGGGAAACTGAGATGCCGTCGGTCGCAGACAGGGCAATAGCCTCTCCCGCGGCGTTGCTTACCTGGACGGAGCAGGCTCCCCATGGGCTCCAAAGGCTGTATTTGTTGCAGACCCGCACCCGGGCAGTATACGTGCCATTGGGGAGGTAATCTGGCATCCGCCAGGCCTTGGCCACGCCGTAGATAATGCCGCTGCTGATGCCATTGATCTCCGCTTCCCACGCCTGCTGGTCCGTAGATTGCCAGGATATGCTCACTCTCGGCGCGGCGCCGCTTGTAATCAGTACCACAGGAGCCGGTGGGGCGGCGACGACTATGATCTCAGCTGCGTCGCTCCAGTTACCCGCAGTCCCGTCGGTGTTATATGTCCTGACGCGCCAATAGACCGTACCTGATGGGAAGGTATTGGCCGGAACTATGAGTTCTGTATCTGCGCCTGTCACGTGGCCCAGCGATTGCCAAGAGCCGTCCCCGGTGTGGTATTGCAGGTCTGCGGCCGTCTGAGCTGTGCTCGTAGCGATTATGTGCGCCCACGAGAATGTGCAGGGGGACGAGCCGTCGACCATAGTGCTGACAGGCGATATCGGCACGGCCTCGGGCAAGGCCTCCACCGTGCTGAGCGTGTACCATTCGGAGATAATCGTCTGGTCGGCGCTGGTGGTCACTTCGACCTGCCATTCGATTTCATCTGCCGAGAATGTGCCTGCCGGTACTTCGCAGCGCTGGACGGTGCCGCAGTCAATGCTGTTAACAGCGCCTGAGCCCTTTACGCGCCAGCGAAATGTGCCGGACTTCTGCCCCATGACCCCGTAGCATACCTCGCCTTCCTGCAGGGCTACGTTCCATGAAAACAGGGCCGTCCCGTTTTTGGGGACATATCCGCTCATGGGGGATATGTCTCTCAGCTCGCTCTTGGCGTCTACATAGTATGTAAGTTCAAAATACGGTTTGCTGTTGCTTGCCGGAGTGTACGCGGTCAGGGAATCAGAATTATAGAGGTTAACGTATCCGGAAAGCATCACTCCATGGGAAAGCAGGGATTTTACGTTCTCTTCAAGGCCTGTAACGCCAGGCCCCAACCGCACCCACATAGCGGGGGAATCTTCAAGCAGATCGAAGTTAGAATCGTATTTGGTGGTTGGCAGCGGAAGATCGTTATAAGTGACGGCGCTGAAATCCAAATCCGAGGCAAGATAGTCCATATATACAATAGCAGGCGATTCCGGCTCGTGCCGTACAGCAGATGCGTACAAATGCACTAAGGCCCCGCCAGCTATTATGCTCTTATACCACAGGGATTCAGGCAGCTGGGCAAACTTCAAGAACAGACAGCCCGGGGAGCCGGCTGACGACACGAGGGGCACAGAGGGGCTCGTCCTGTCGTTCGAGTACGGCTTGTCTCTGCACACAAACGCCCAATCTGCCACTTCAAGGCGATATGTCGCCATCAGTACACCTCCTCCATGGGCATCATGCGGGTCTTGCGCCTACGGTCGCGGGCAAGGCGGGCTATGTCGCTGAGCTCAGAGATCTCCCGCAGGCTCAGAGTGACATAGTACACATCGCCGGTGCTGCGGGCCGACTCCTGGGCGCTCTGGATGACGGAGCCGCGCGGAAGAAACACGCGCTCCGGGCCGTTCTCGCCGACCCAGGTGACGCCGCCGGGGAAGTTCCAGTCTCCGGATGCGTTGTACATGGACTGGAATACTCGGCCGGAGGCGCTGTCACCACCAAACAGGATGCCGTTTATGGAGCTTATATTATCGTTGAACCCGCTGAAATCAAACGACAGCAGGTTCACTATTGACGAAAGCGACAACAGCACCACTTTAAGCGCGTCGGATATGGTCGCGATTACCCAAGCAATCATATAAAATATCGGAGAGCAAGCCACAAGCACGTCCCCTAAAACCTCAAAAGCTGGGGAAAGCGCAGTTACCAGTTCAAGCAGAGATGCGAACACAGTCACCAGGCCGCTATCGGACAGGTCCTCTTCGATGCCTTTCACGCCCTCACCAGCCTCATCGAAAAAGGCTTGCAGAGCAGGGGTGAATTTCAGCGCCATGGCCTGCTCTCCGGCATTCAGACGCTCATTGAAACGAATCAGCGCATCGTCCACGCCTGCAAGCGCCTCAAGCTGCACATCTGTAAGGACAGTGCCTACCTTTGAGGCCTCATCGCAGAGAGCTTGAAAGGCATCCGTACCCTGAACTATAAGAGGATTGAGGTCCTGGGCCGACCGGCCGAAGATCTCCATGGATACCGCGTCACGCTGTGTGGCGTTCTCTATCTGCCCGAGGACATCGATAACTTCGAGGAACACCTCCTCGGCGCTGCGCAGACTGCCATCGGCGGCGGTGACCTCAATGCCGAGCTGGTTCCAGGTCGCCGCGGCTGTCTCAGAGCCACTCTGCACATCGGCCATGCTCTGGATCATCTTGGCCTGCGAGCTGGCCACAGTGTCAAAGGACACGCCTATGAGGTCGCAGGCATACTGATAGCGCTGCACGGCTTCCGTGGACAGGCCCGTCTGCATAGAGAGGTCCTGGATCTCACCAGCTGCAGCGGCCTGTGAGAGAGTAAGATCTACAAGCGCTTTTTCGGCCTCCACTATTACAGCCGTAGCAGCTGCAAAACTCCCGATAAGCAGGGCCAGTCCGCCGTCGAGCGAGACCATGGAGTTGAGCGTACTCGTGGCGCCTTCCGGCAGGTTAATACCGAGCTTGCCAGTCAGGTCATCCAAGACGTCGCCGAGACCCTGTCCGCTCTCTGCGGCGTCAAGCAGCCCGCCGTCGAGCGTATCAATCCCTGAGGATGCGTCAGACAGTGCCTCAGTGTTGGACTGCAGCTGCTGCTCCATTTTTGCGAGTTCGGCCTCGGCGTTGTTGAGGGTGGTCTGCCAGCGCTTCGTGCGGTCGTCGGCCTCGCCGTACCGGTCAGCGCTGTCTTTCAGCGCGGCCTGCAGGGCCTCGACCTTCTCTTTCTGTGTGAGTATCTGCCGTGTGAGCACGTCGCTGCGGGCTGTGAGAGTGTCCACGCTGTCGGCATTGGTGGCAAACTGTGCAGAGACCAGCTTCATCTCGGAGTTGAGTACTCTGAGCGAGGCGTTTATCTCAGATACCGCCGCCTTATATTCCTGTTCTCCGTCGAGCTCAAATCTGGTTTTGATGGGCTGCGTGGCCACGTTTAACCACCTCCTCCAAGCAAATAGGCTGACAACGACTTCTGCGGCTTGTCCTCACGGTGCAGCGTCCTCCGTGGTGCGGCGGCCCGCAGTAGAGCCGCAACGCGCGCAGGTGTTGCGGTGCGCCAAAATGACCTCTCGTCGAGCCGGAGGACGCTCATCCATGCATACATGTACCAGGCGAAGTCAATACTGCGCGACTCTGGCTCCGCCTGGTCAGTCAGTTTTTTGGTGCGTCCTCCTCTGGGGAGAGTTCTGTGTCGGTAGACATGGCTTTTCTCACAAGCCGCATGACAATCGCCTTGACCTCGCCCATCCGTGCGGGTGCGAGCATGCGCCCCACCTGGCGAGAGGTATAGCGAACCTCTATCCCCTGCTCATCAGCGGAATCATTGAGCATGGCCGCGAGGAATTCCATAAGCGACCGGACGCTGGCCTTGCCTGACAGCGCCTCGATGATTTCCCCGCCGAAGGCATCCTGGACATCGGCCAGGACGTTCATGTTGCAGCAAAGCTGAAAGGTGTGCCCGTCAAATTCAAACGGAACACGCTCCAGGCGCATATCTATCATGCCTGGGGCCCCCCGAGCGCCCCATCGACCCACTTCTTGGCGTTCTCAACAGTATCGACGGTCACGACGTCGACCAGGTTTTGCGTGGAGGAGTGGTCTGCCATGAACTCGCCAGTCGTCGTGGGCGTCTGGAATGTAAGGCTGTCGCCCTTTGTCTTGTACACCATAGCCGGAAGGCCGAATATGATGCGCCGTACAAACACACAGGTGTATTTGAGCTCGCCGTCTATCATGTCGGGAGCATAGAACGCGCAGCCTACAGCGGAAGGCTCGTCTGCGCCTGTGTAGGCAAGCCCGGTCGCGGCCGGCTCGAGATCGGAAACGGTTATCGAAGAATCCTTTGCTCCGAACATCATTTTCTGGGCTTCAGCTGGTATGTATTTGGTCGCGACACTCATAGTACCGCCGGTGATGAGCTTCATAAATTCAGAGAGCACGCCCTCAGCATAGAGACGGCCCTCGGCATATTTGAACTGCAGGTTCACATCCATGGCGTCACCGATGGTGGTGACGTCTGAGTATGAGATGGTCCCGCTTGTATTTTTGTACTTGCCGATTTTGATATATCTCAGGTCAAATGCGGGCATTATATCAGTCCTTTCTCGTGCAATATCGTGTTTGCCGCACCCTCACAGGCGCGGATCATCTTCGGGGTCGCGGACAGAATGGCAGCGTTCCAGAAGTGCGAGCCTGGGATGTATCCGTAGGCCTTTTTGCGCCCGTAGTTAAGGACGAACGCCTTGACCGCATTCTTTACGCCCTTCTCGTCCCTGCCCTTGACGGACATGGACACGCTGTGGACTCCGTCCTTTATATCGACCCTTCTGTAGTAGGTGACATTGTCGCGCATGGCCCCGGTATCGACATGCCCGGCGCGCACCAGGGCGCTCCGGGCCTCTTTCACAAATATCTCGGCGCCGGCGTACAGGATCTTCTTGGTGTTCTCCTTGTCGTACAGGCCGTTGTCCTCGAGCTGTCGTATCAGCTCCGGCAAGGCGCTATCTGTATACTGAAACTTAGCCATACAGCGCCCCCGCAGCTATGGCCGTTAAGCTCGCCTGCGACTGGCGCTTGTCGTCTGAGTACTGCACGGCATCCAGCGTGGAATTCCAGCCGGCAGCCTCGAGTGCAGCCTTCACCTTTTTCATCAGCGGTACATAGCTCCCGCCGGTGAAGATGTCCACGGCGTAGGCCACGCCCGTCTCGGCCTCCACGCCTTCGGCGTATATCTGCCCGGTTTGCCCTATGCACTGGTATGTCACAAAGGCGTCCTCAGCCCCTCTGTACGGGACCGGAGACACAGGCGCTCCAATGTCCGCAAGGGCTTCAGCTATCGGTATCATGCTCTGCCTCCTCAACCGGGAACACCGTCTCAGACAGTCTGAGCGACAGCAGCTGCACGGGCAGCCCGTCGGAGTTCTCTTTGCGCTGGATCTGCACTATGCGATACTGGACCCCATCAACCAGGCAGAACTGCTCGGCGCTTATCGGCGCCGGCCACATCTCGGCGGCAATGTCCACGCGCTCACCTGCCTGCAGCGCGGCGTAATATCGCGTCACGCCGACGGTGGATTCGCCGAAGTAATAGCTCCGACCCGAGCGCAGGCAGCGGGGCTCGGCCTCAGTATCAAGTGTGCAGACAGTCAACACGCGGTCATAGATCATGCGCTGCCACCTGCCTGAGCGATCTTACGGTCATTGAGCTCTGCCCGGATCATGCGGGGCATGCCCGAGGCGTCCGGGCTTGCCCGCCGGCGATATATCCAGGCGGCATACATGGAGAGCAGCGCGTCATCCTCAGGGGCGTCCGGATTGAGCCGGACGCCCTCTCTCGATATCGCCGCATGAGCCATTGACAGGTAGTGGTCAAGCTGCACCTCCTGCTCGGGCGTGGGATGCAGCAGGCCGAGATCGGTCTGCAAAAGGATCCTCTGGTTTGCCGTAGGCGTCACTCGGCCCACCTCCTTTTAGTTAGCGGCGTCCGTGGCGAATGTTACGGTCTTCGTCGGCGCCGTGTTCGCATAGTTGAGCAGTACAAAGGCCTCTCCGCGCACAGGCTTACCGTCATAGCGCTGGGTGCCCTTAAACACCGTGCAGTCGTCCAGGAACATGGGGATGTCCGAGTAAGCGATCTTCGCACCGCTCCGCTCGGCAATGACCTCCAGCGTCAGATATCCGCCCGCAATGTCGTTATCAGCCATGAACTCGAGCTCTACGATTTCGCCGCCTATAACCGGCATGACATTGGAAACACCGGACATAAGCGCTGCGGAGCTATTGAACTCAAGGCAGCGGCAGATGAGGTCCATATGGGTCTTTCTGTTCATGACCCACACAGGAGAACCAGTTGCGTAGTTAGGCTTTGCGGTTCCCAGAGCAGCCAACAGAGGCGAGAAGAACTCCTTACCAGTGCTTGCCGCCAGGTCAAGCGTCAGAATGTTGGTGGTTGACAGGTTTGTAAAAGCACCCTGATTCTTGCCCCACCATGCAGGCTGCGTAGCGGCGGCCAGACGCGTGACAAAGCCCACGGGCATTTTTGTGCCGGTGCCATACACGATCGCCTTATCAAGTGCAAGACCTATAGCCTGCCCAAGATAGTCAATGATTGTGGCCAGAAGCTGGAGATCCGAGTCATCCTCAAGGCTGCTGTTAGGCACGGACACATAGCCGCCAACTTTGTATTCATCCAGTTCTACCTGTGTAAAGGTTATGGTGAGCTCATTGACAGCACCAACCGCCTCCGTCCATATCCCTTCCGGGATTGCTCCGGCAACGTTTTGACGTCCTTTCCCGGATATCGGGCGAAGCGTAACAAACCTAATCAGCTTTGAATAGCGATCAACGCCGTCGCGCAGCACGCCCATCAGAATGTCGGGAACACCGAGCTCGGCGCCGGTCACGGAGGATGCAGCGCGGCGAAAGCCGCGGACACGAGTCAGGAACTCTTTTACGTCCTCTCGGGTAACAAGCGCCGTGCGCTGTTCAGGGGTCTCGCCCAGGGCACGCATCGCCCTGGTGTTGGTCGATATATTCGCCACAGAATCACTCCTTTTCTTCACATCTGCGCCGGGCTCGGCGCTTCTTGCGGCCGTGCCGGCAGCTTCGATTTCCGCGATCTGCCTCTCCAGCTCTGCGATCTCGCCAGATATGCGGGCCTGCTCGCTCACGTTGGTTTCCCGCGTCTGCTCGAATTCGCTTACAAGCGTTTCCACGACTTCGCGCTCCTCATCAGTCGCGGCCTCGTTTATCGCCTGTTCAAGCTCCGCCTCGCGAGCCTCGAAGCTGGATGCGGCGGTACGCAGCTGCTCCAGCTCGGCCTGCAGGGGCTCGATCCTCTTGCGGAGAACGAGTACTTTAAGTGCCATTGCTACCTCCTAATCTTCGTCTCATTTCAGCGCGCCAAAGCTCCAGGCGGCGCCGGTTGATGGTCTCCAGGTCCCTGCGCCTGGCTTCTATGCCAGTGTCCTCATACGCCGGGAACGTGCAGGGGCTGACCTCGTAGAGAGGCCTAATCTTCTCAATCTCCCAGCGATATTTGCCGGCGCCCAGCTCGATAAAACGCTCGGACTCGATTTCAAAGCCAATCGAACACTGGCTCACGTCTCCGCGCTTAACGCGGGCATAGAGGTCCATCGCCGCTCGGTCTTCCTGATTGATGGTTATGCGCCCCCACAGGCCTCTGGAGTCTTGCTTCAAGGTCATAGTGCCGGCGCGGGTGCGACCAAGGACGAGGTCTGTATTGTGGTTTACCAGCGCTCGCACGTCACCGGACACAGATTCGTCAAAAGCGCCGGGCAGTATAATCTCCGTTGCACCCGGCCAAAACTCGTAAGGGCTGTTGAAAACGGCAAAGTATCCCTCGATATAGAGTTCAACTCCCTCCTCGCGCGTGGAATACTCGACCGGCAGGCAGCGGCGTTCCATGTTAGTTCTATTGGCTGCGGGCATATCAGTCCTCCTCACTTTGCAGCTTTTTCTGATTGCCGATCATGCCGGCGGGGATATAGTTCTCCAGGATAACGCGCTCATCCAGGCCGGGCTCCGGCGGCAGGTCAAGCCAGTCGCGGACCTCGTTGCCCGTCATTATGCCGCGGACATACTGGTCGTCGCCGACCGAGGCCAGTGTCTTGAGGTCATAGGCGTAAAGTCTGCGGGTGTTGAACTTCCAGTACCAGCGCTCGGAGATCAGGAGCTTCTTTGTAAGCTCCTGTGCGATGCCGTTCGCTATCGGTTGGGCAGTCGTGCGGATAAAGTTGTTGTATGCCGCCTCGCTGTACTCCCCCACGCCGAGGAAATACGGCGGCACCCGTATTGCAGCAGCGACGCAGCGCTTGTCCATCTCCACGCTGGACGATATCGCAATATCGGCCAGGGACAGCGGTTTGACCGTGACAACGTCCATGAGCTCCGCGGGGATCATCCAGGGCTCGCCGGCGCGCTGCGTCTGTATGTACTCATGCATCAGCTTCTCGCGGCCAGACGGATCTCTTAGTTCCTCGGAATTGGAGTCCACCTTGATGATCACGCTCGGCATCCAGCGTGAGGACATAAAGGCGTTTGTGGTCGCCGCGGCCTGACGCAGATTCTTAAGCACCTCGCGCAGCTGCACGCGCGGGCCTCTGCCCCGCCACGGCGCAGCCGGATCCGGATGCAGCCGGAAGTGCAGTACATTATCAGGCGCAAACATCTGGCCTCGCCATTGGATGGAATAGCTCAGGCCGTTGTCCTGCGGCAGCGTCGTCGCGCCCGGCATGGGCAGCAGCTCCTCTATCCGGCCGTTACGGGAAGCAGGAAGGACGAAGGCGTTGCCGTCCCCGGATGTGAACATCGTGGTCACGATCCAGCTGACCCAGGTCTGGCGTGTCCCCAGACTGTACGGAGTGATATCGATCATGCGCGACAGTTCGTTTTTGAGCCGCTTGTCGCCCTCGTCGGTGTTCTCCATGAGCCATATTGTGGCGTCGGATATGATATCGGCCACCATGCCGACGGCATTGGCAACGTCCGGCGAGTCGATGAGCCTCGAATATCCGGGTACAGTGAGGTCCGAGTCTGTGTCGGCCAGCGTTATCCATCGCGTCCCGGTCGACAGCGGGGCATCCCGCGAGCGCGGGACCGGCTTAACTCGCAATTAATCACCCTCCTTCTGAGCGCCGAACCAGCCGGCGCCTTTCTTTTTGGCTTCGAGATCTATGAGATAGGTGCAGGCTGCGAACACTGCGCAGTCGAACACGTCTATGCGCAGATTCGGAGCCAGCTTGTCGTAATACGTCACGTCATCGGCCTTGTCGACGCCGTGGACGTTCTGGACACAGTATTCAAACGGCTCAGCATGGCAGTAATACAGCGTGCCGGCCTTGGCAGAGTTCATGAGGTAGTGGAACCCCTCATTCTTGAGCAGAGCCGTCTGCGGCTGGTCACGGACGGTAAAGTGCGCAGCCTTCATGCCGATGTAATACTCGCGGCAGAATTTGCGGTCATGTCCCACCCGGCGCACCTTGAAGCCGCGCGTGCGCATGTCCGTGAACCACCTGACAACGTCAGCGTGGTTCGTGACCTTGTCATTCGTCATGTCCAGCCAGTGATCGTCGAGCCAGCCGAACAGAGGTATCTGGTCCTGCTCCGCCTTTACGAGCGCAGCCGGACGCGGGAACCAGCAGTGAGGGACGATGATGTCCACGCCCTGGTAGTGGCCGAACAGACACGCTGCGGTGAGGTCATGCAGCTTTGAGAGGTCGGCGCCGCCGTACCACTCGACCGGCAGCCTGGCAAGCTGGTCAAGCGTCCAGTCATACTTGGCGTCAGACGCCCGCCACTCCTCGATGTCGAAATACGCACGCAGCGACTGGATAAAGACATTGAGGCTCTTGGTCAGGAACTCCGGCCTCATCTGGGGATCCTCGCGGGCAAGCTGCGCGTCGGCAATCATGTCGGCCGGGCGGATGCTCGCGCCCCAGCCTAGATTGCAGGCCTGCATGACAGCCGGGTCATCATAGTTGACTTCGCCGTTCGCGCCCTGCTCGGCCGCGGCTATAAATACGAAGGTGCGGTCAGATATGTCCCCGGTCACGGTGCCGTCGAGGATCTTCCGGCAGAAGTCCACGCGCTGCGCACAGAAGCCGAGCTCCAGAGAGCCGGCAGTCGAGATGCCGATGACGAGCTTGTTGGAGTACGCCTTGGTCGCGTCCTTGAGCACCTGGTACTGCTTGGCGCTCTTGTAGGTATGCATCTCGTCGGCGATGATGACATTGGCGTTGAACGAGTCCTGACGGTCGGGCGACGTAGCCAGGGCATTGATAGAGATATACCCGTCTCCGACATCGCCCGATATGCTGTGCTCATTGTTGCTGCCTATGATACGTAGCCCGTTGTCGGGGTCCTCGTCTACGGATATGCCGAGACGCTTTACGTTGAATTTGAGGAAGTCAAAGCCCTCCAGGGCCTGCTTCAGCGCGCCGCCGACCTCATACACCTTTGAGCCCGACATCCGGTAATAGAGGGCAAAGGCCCAGGCCAGTGCCGCGGCGAATGTGGTCTTGACGTTCTTGCGCGGGACAAATATCAGGGCCTCAACATATCGCCGCAGCTGTGTGCCCGGCTGATAAAAGCCCATGATGTTGTAAACGCAAAACTTGTGATACGGCAGCAGCTCGAAGGGCCGTCCACGCATGGGCAAGCCATCGAGGTCCTCGCCCTGCTGGTGGCATATCGTAGTCTCGATGAGCGCGATTATCAGGTTGGCCTCTTCCGCTCGGAAGTCCCAGCGCCCCGTGTCCAAATCGGACACATATCTGGCGCAGGCCTGTCGGACCTCGGTGCAGGCGGGAACTTCGCCGGACAGGGCGCCCTCAACATAGGCATCGACTTCAGCCTGGTAGTCCGCCGCTTTGGCAATGGCCGTTTCCTTGGCCGTATCCAGCAGCGCCTCAATCCGGCTTCCCGACGAGGCATTTGCTTCAACGGCGCTTCGGGCCTTTTTCAGCCCGGCAGGTGTCAGACCCAGCTGGGTGCGCAGTGCCAGGGCATCCGCGCGCAGCTTCTCGACGGACGACCAGTATGGGTCTTTCGCCATGTACTCTGCTCCGGCCTTGTTGGTCATACGGGCCACCATCTGGCCGCCCTGCTTGCGCCACTCCTTTTCCGCTCTGGAGAGCTGGCGTTCAGTCTTGGCCAGGGCCTTGATGGTCGGCTCGTATATCTCGTTGTAGGTGTCCACGGCGCGCATTGCGTCGCGGATCATGTCCTCCCTGGCCAATTCACCGCCTCCGGTCCATTCGCGCGGGCGCGTCGTTCACGGGCGCTGCCCGCGCGCTAGTTCTTGTTTCCGTTTCTCCTGAGCGCCGAATTTTACCCCCCCTCGAAATTTTTGTCCGCTGTCGGAAATGGGGACGCTGCCAGTGATCAAGGGCAAAGATTTTCAGCCTCAGGGGGTGGGGGGGATAGTCCGGCGGCGCCATGACTCGCCGAGCGCCGAGAGACTGCCGTCGTCATTGTGCATCGCGCGGTGCGCCTCAGCCGACAGGCTCAGGAGGTTCCAGTCAGCCCAGGCATATTCGGGCCAATCCTCGGCCGGCCAGATGTGGTGAACGACAGACGCCTCAACGTTGCGACCGTAGCGCCGCGCCTCGCGGCAGCGGTACCCATCACGGCGCAGGATGCGCGGTCTGACATAGACACGCCATCGTCGGCTCTCGTATCCGTCCCACATTCAGCACACCTCCCGGCGGCAAACAAAAAAGCGCCTGCCTCCGACACATAGTCGAAGTCAGGCACTGGCACTTTGGCACTGGCACTCGCCGTCTGAAATTGTCACGAGGAGCCGGAGCTTACACTTGCGGCACCATACCGGCAACTGCACCGCCTGGGTATCCGGCAGTATTACCTGGTCTGTGCGGGTGTCGCATATCGGGCAGACGATTCGTCCTCCTCGCACTTCCAGTTTACCCATCACACCTAAATGCGTCAAGCGTTTTCGTGTACCTTCCGTCATTTTCTCGTACCTCCCGCCTAAAGATATACACAACCCCAAGTCAGAAAAAAATAATAGCTATTCGATTTTTCGGCGTCTGCGAACAGGCTCTGGCCGCGGCTCGGGCAGCAGGTACGATATATATGTGTAGCAGCCGTATCCATTCTGCCGCTCGTCTCGGTCCAGGATCACAGCTCCCGGCGGCGCTGTGATAGTCACATTGTCGTCGACCAGCTGAGACTCCCGCACAGGCTTGGCAAGGTTTCGGGATCCGACATAGCCTTTGTCACCGACCGCAATTACCTTTGAATCAGCGTCCGGGTTGCGCTCTCGTACCATGTACTGCGCGATCTCCATAAAATCATCGCGGCCGTAGTGCTCGCTGTCCGAGAGCTGGGAGATCTCTATGTTGTCTCCCCACTCCCAAAGTGAGCGAATCAGCTCATAGTCCGCCCGGCCGGACGTGGCGTTGATGACCATGTGGAAATGATACCGCCTGGAGCCGTCGTCCTGGAGCTCATGTATCGCATAAACATAGCGCAGCTCCTCCCCATCCGCACGCCGCCGAGCCCGCAGCCGGTCCATGAATCGGGCCATGATCTTCTTGCAGGCCTTGCGGTTTGGAGGTAGGTGAGCGTCATCAAAGCCAAGGGTGATCCACAGGTCGCGCCTTTTGAAATTGGCACAGAGCAGCAGCTGCAGCTGCTTCCACATCGCTTTGAAGTTCAGCTTCTGCCGGGCCGCGCTGCTGCACTTGGATTTCTCAGCACGCTCTCTTGGAGAATCCGCCGCCATGGCCTGGGTATAGCACACGCCGTACACGAGTCGACCGGCTGTCACCGTGATGAGGCGTTTAGTCTTTGCTATGGCGGCCGCCCCCCTTTACGCGCGAAGGCGAGGCCGCAGCCTCGCCTTCCCTTTTCTGTTGTTCCCGTGGCTGCCGGAACGAGCAGCCTTCCGGCCCAGCCGATCCCCTGGCTACGCACCAAGGATGGTTGAGGATATCGCACACGGAACTCCCGCCCGGCAGCCGGCGAAACGATTTGCAGTCAACGCTCCGCCCGTCGGCGTCTGACGCGAGCCTAAACTTTATCCTTGGCACTGGCCTTCCTCCCACCTTCAGCAGTTTTTCGTGTTCGCACCCGATATGAGTACCCATCCCGAGACCGCCCGCAGCAGGCGCAGCGGACCCAGCTCAGCGGTTTATCCGCGTCGAGCTCGGTCACCTCTTCAAACTTCGGACTACAGGTCACGCACAGCGTAATATGACGTTCAGTTCTCACAAGGCAGTCTCCCCTTCCGGTATGCCGATATCCGGTATGTAATAATAATGGCCATCACCGCCGCCATGGCTCCGGCATAGCCCGTCCATGAGCGTATGCGCACGTACCCGCAAAGCAGCACATCGAGCCAGCAGCATGCGATCCAGCCAATGAGCTCGGACCACAATGACCAAAATAGACGGTCAATTTGTTTTGCAGACATCTTCATCGGTCGCACCCGCACCACTCTGGCAGATTTGCGCGCACGAGGGCCTCTGCGAAGGGCGGCGGGACTGCGTTGCCGCAGCGGGCGGTCTGTTTGAACTTCGGATATTCCCGCCCAGTGTAGTCCCTGTCGATTATGTAGTCATCCGGGAAGCCGTTGGCGCGATACAGCTCCCTCGGTATCAGCATGCGCAGGCCGATATCGGCTATGAAATACCACGTGCCGCCAAGCTCAAGCAGCAGCACCTCGTCATCCGCCAGCGCGTACCCGCAGTGAATATTGAGCAGGCCGCGGATCTTCGGCCAGTTGTGCAGCTCTGCGCCCGGCTCCGCTTTCCGCACCTCTGTCGTGACCACGCCATGATGACCACCGCCCGCGGTGATGGTCTGCACCGGCTCGGAGACCGCTCCGCCTAGGTTTGTGCCCTTCATCTTGACCAGGCTTGCAAGCGTCAAGCCGGCGCGGTCTCGCGCCGTAATGGTGCGCAGAGGTGCCTCCGCGTCCTGCCCATGCCGCTCAGCGCCGTAATATGCAGTCAGCGATGCCGCCGCCAGCCCATAACGGTTGGCGGCGTCTATTGTCATAAGGGGCTCCGTCACATTCTGCCCCCGGACATGCTCGTGCCGCTCAGTGTGGTACTGGATTAGAGTAGGTGCCACCACGCATTCCTCCGCTTTGGAAACTTGGGTGTGCGTCGGCTCCGTGATTTCCCGTCCCCGCTCACCACCCCCGGTCTGCCCGATAGCCGTCAGTGTCGGAGCGATTACCATTTGATGAACGCCCGCTCCGCTGCTTGTAATCGTGTTTACAGGCTCCATAATCCCAGTCCCTGTCGCATTCTCGTTGTTGTGCATAGTCAGCGGTGCCATTACTGGGGAGACGACGCCATATCCATGTTTTGATGTAACCGTCTGGAGTGGCGCAGCGGTGACCTGCCCACGGAAATCACCCGCGTGGTTTACCACTACCAGAAACGGTTCCGGGGTCTTTATAACAAACTTGTCCACGCCGCGGATGACACGCCGCATGGTGTTCGGGCTGAGTGGTCGCTGTGCGGTGAGGCCGTACTTATCACGCGCTTCCTTCCGCGTATCAAAGATGGACGGGCATGGCAGCGACCAGTCGATGATTTCCGCCGCGCTCCTCCACGGCTTTCTCAGCCCTGCCTTCGTCTCCGGGCTGTCAGCTGGGGCATGAGTAGGCTCCGGCCACACGATGGGCCGCCCGTCGCAGCGGGCGATGAGGAAAAACCGCTTGCGCGTGGTCGGCGCACCATAGTCCGCAGCCACCAGCTCGCGCCACTCGACGTCATACCCCAAGTCCCGGAGCTGCCCCAACCACTTTGTGAATGTCTGTCCGGCCTTTGATTTTACCGGGCGTCCACGGCGCACCGGCCCCCAGGTCTGGAACTCCTCCACGTTCTCCAGGATGATCACCCGCGGCCGCACCGTTCCCGCCCAGCGCAGGACGATCCAGGCGAGGCCCCTGATATGCTTGTCCACGGGCTTCCCGCCCTTGGCTTTGGAGAAATGCTTGCAGTCCGGGGATGCCCACAGCAGGCCCACCGGCCTGCCGGCGCAGACCTCCACGGGGTCAACATCCCACACGCTGGCCTGAATGTGCTCAGTGTGCGGGTGGTTCGTCTTGTGCATGAGTATCGCGTCCGGGTCGTGGTTGATAGCAATATCGACCGGCCGCCCGGTCGCGAGCTCAATGCCCGTAGACGCTCCGCCGCCTCCGGCAAAGCTGTCGACTATGAGTTCGTCCATTATTGCGTCCTCATCTGCACGGCCTTATCCCGCACGAGTTTGTCTATGACGCGGCCGGGTTCGCGGTAGCCGCAGAGCCGGGTGAGCTCTCGGATATGCCAGGCGGTTTGAGGGGTGACGCGGACAATCAGCCGCACCAGGCGTTTATTCTTCGGCATTGGCTTCCTCCTCGGCGGGAGCTGCGTACAGCGGGCAATTTGCTCTGACCGTTTCTCCCGGCTTTGCTGCCGACCCGCACCATTGTTTTTTTACACAGTTGTTGCAGTTCCCCTTTGACATCAAATCGTCGAATGATTCTTTGTATAACTCAGCGCTGTCGTAAGCCTGAGCAATCAGCCAGCACGGGTCAATGAACCTGTGAAGTCCGCATTTTTCAAGCTCTTGAGCTGCCTCGCGGGTCTGTCCCATCTGTTCATAACACAGTTCGAGCAAGACACAGTCACTAATTTGTGCGATGGTCGGGAACGGATATCCGTAGGGGACGAGCTCACCTCGTATGTGGTCCACACCGCATACTGCCCATTTTTCGCCCGACGGCACATGCAGCACGATGTCATTCGGCATTATCGTCGTCCGCTTTGCAGCTGATCGAGCTGACAGTGACTGTATAAGGTCGACTGCGCTGCGGATTATGGCGCAGCCGTGGAGGCTGCAGTTGTGCTCACGCCCACAACCAAGGCAGCGAAGCTCGTCCTGCACCGATATGCGCTTCAAGTTTGAAATCACCTGCTCGCATCTTTCAGCGGTAATATCCATATACGCCCTCCAATTCAAATCTGTTCAACCGGTTCAGCCGCCCACTTGCAGCCAGCGCAGCCCGTTGGCGCCCGCCCCAGCAACGTATTTACACATATACCGGTCATCTCCGACAGCTCCAACATATCTTCGAGGGCACAACCTTCAGGCGGCCATATAAGACATCCCGAGTTATCTGGTCGTCCGGATATGAAGCTCTGTATATCTTCCTCGGACTCCCAAAGGGTATCGGCGACCTCACTAATTGAGACGCCTGCCTCAGAGCACACATCAACGAGATGTCGCCACCGAGCAGAAAACTCTTTTTGGTCGTCTATAAGGCAGTCAGGCCTTTCATCTGCTTCCGGCTCCTCTCTGGGGCTTGTTGTTGCATGGCTTTGACCTAAAGAAGAGTCCGCTTCCCTGCTAAGCTCAGACGCGATAGCAGCCACAGATTGTGCAGTAGGCGTCCCTTTAGCCTTGCTTCTAACCTTTGCCTGCTGCTCCTGAGGCAGCCGTGCAAGTTCATACGCCGCCGACTCGGAAAGGCTGCCCGTTTCGAATGCTTCCATCCACTCCGGGGAGAGATTCTTGCGTATAACATCCAGCCGAGCCAGGCGAGATGCCGATATCTGCATAGCCTCGGACACGGCGTCACGCAGCCGGCCGGGGATCTCCACACCCTGATTTTTCAGCTCGGCAAGCAGCTCCCTGTAGCGCTCCGCCTGGCGCATCGTGTCCGCTGATGACATGACCCTTGTAGCGCGGTTGGCCTCGATCAGCAGCAGCTCCTCTAGGACATCTGAGGCGGGCTCCCTGATAATGGCCGGCACTCGGTCCCAGCGCTCCGGCTCGGCCTTCGCCAGCTCACAAATTGCAAGGAACCGACGGTGTCCGGATATTATGCGGTAGTCTCCGCTGCCGTCGCGCACCGGCCTGACGATTATCGGCTCGATAAGACCATTGAGCGCAATGCTGTCCGCGAGTTCATCTATGCTGCTCGTAGCGTAGAAGTTTTTCTCGTTCTGCAGCAGCCGCTCCCGAGGGATGAAGGTTATGGCTGTCGCCTCGGTGTCCCATTTGGACACGTCCTCAGGCTTTATGTAATCAGATACTGAAAACGGCTTCTTTGCCATTAAACACCCGCCCCCTCGAGGTATTCTGCGACCAGAGCGCGATAGTCGCGGCCGGCGGAGCTATAGCGGCTGTACACATTGAGGGGCTGCCGTGCAAATGTGCTCTCGTCGACTTTGTCGCTGCGCCGGATGACCGTGCGGAACACGGGAACACCGGAGTCTCGGAGCAGCGCTTCGCCCTGAACGACCGCCAGACTGTTGTGCCACATCGTGACCAGGATGCCCGCCGTGCGTATGCCAGGACATATCCCCCGCACTCCGGAGATCTGCGTGAGCAGCTCACGCATACCCGACACGGAAAAGGCGTCGACCTTGACGGGGATTATAACGTCGTCTGAGGCCGCGATTGCCGCGACGCTGGCGGCGGTGAAGGACGGCGGGCAGTCGATGAGCACCACGTCGTATGCGGTGGCCTCTCCTGAAGTCCTGGCGTCCTCGTCGATGACGTCCAGGAAGTCGCGCAGCCTGCCGGCTCCTACGCCCTTGCTGACGCTGGCGATGTCAGCGGTGATGAGCGATATGTCTGACGGCACAATATCGACGCCCTCGTGCGCCGTACAGTAGATGCAGTCGTAAGGGTCGTCCGCAAGCCCGTCCATTATGCAGGCGATAGTATTCGCGTCCTCGCCGATGCCATAGAAGTGCGAGGCGTTGGCCTGCGGGTCGGCGTCTATAACAAGGACCTTTTTGCCGTAGTCCTCGGCCAGAATTGCAGCCATGTTCACGGCGGTGACGGTCTTACCGACGCCGCCTTTTAGATTTACGATGGATATTGTTTTCATTCGTCTGTATCGTCCTTTCCTGGGCGTTGCCGCGCCCGATAAGATAAGATTCTCGAAATGCCCTGCCGCGAGGCATATCGAACTGCACCGTGTAATACCTGCGGGCTGGGTGTATGTAGATCACTCGCCCCAGAACTGGCGGTGATATATGCCCTCCATAATACGGCACACAGTGTACTCTATCCCCTACTCGCACTATTACCTCCTAAAACGGCAGTTCCATCTGCCGCTCTTCCGGCGTGGCCGGTTTGAGGCGCGACGTGGACTTGAACTGATAGCTGGCGCCCTTGTAAAAAAACTTCATGTGCTTCGGATAGAAACCAAGCCGGAAATGGCCAAGCTCCCCGTCCTTGTTCTTTGCAACGTTGAGTGTGCGATTGCCCGATGGGACATCATCGTCTTCGAGGTACAGGAGCATGACGATATCTGCATCCTGCTCTATCTGCCCGGATTCTCTCAGGCTCGCCAGCGTCGGCGCGCTCCGGCGGCCCTTTTCGGGACGGCTGAGCTGCGAGAGCGCAACGACCGTTATCCCCGTATCCCGGCCCAGCTGCTTGAGGGCAAGAGAGATATTTGTGATCTTCTCATATCTGTCGCGCCCGGAGGCGTTGAGCAGCTGAAGGTAGTCAATGATTATCACGTCATAGCGGCGGGAAAGCGATACCGCACGGATGTCCATCGGCGTCATGCCGGAGGCCTCTATGACCTCAAGAGGGATCCTGTCGCTCCGGGCTCCGAGGGCAGCCACGGCGTCGAGCTCGCTGTCGCTCAGGCTGCCGGACTTTATGGCGTTGAAATCAATTTCCGCCGCATAGGATATCATTCGGTCGTACAGCTTCTTGTCGCTCGTTTCAAGCGAGAATATGCCGACTCTCTGTTTCTGTGCCTGAGCCATCTCGTATGCGAATTGCGCTGCCAGCATTGTCTTGCCGGCCGAAGGATACCCGCCCAGTATTATCAGGTCTCCCGGTTCGGCAAACAAGTGCTCGTCAAGCGGTTTGAAATTCCAACGGAGATATTGCGGAGATTTACGCTCTGACAGCCTCGTGTGGAAATCGCATACTCCATCAATGAACGGAACTATGCGGAGCTGGCTCCGCTTGGCCAGCATCAGTGACAGCTGCTCTGCGCTGCTTCGGGCCTCGTCGATGTCCACGGCGCTGACTATGCGCATCGCCGCAGTCTGTAGTTTGCCGAGCTGCACAGCGTCGCGGACGATATTGACATACTCTTCCCAGTTGGCGGCGGTAGGCGTGTTGCGGAGAATGTCCCTGATAAGCGATTCATACGCTTCTCCCACCTCTGCCATCAGCGTCACAGAATCAACTGGCCTGCCATCGGAGAAGAGCTTGCAAACGCCCTTATACAGGCTTCCGAGCGCGCCTGCTCCGAAGTCCTCGGGAGATAGCCGCCTGACGACATCGCCGATGATTTCCGGGCTGAGCAGCATGGAGCCGATGACGGACTGTCTGGCAGCAGTGAGCATGTTTTCGTTTACCACTCCTGCGTCCGCTCCCCTCCGCCGGGGGTGCGCTGGGTGTGCGCTCCGGGTATTTTTGAGTAATCGTCGTTCCAAGGCTCGCTGTTCAGCCAGGTGGAGGCATGCGGGATTATGCCGCGGCGCCATTGCTCGCTGCGCATGTCCTTCTTGAGCGTATGGGACATCAGCTCCAAAAGCGCGTCGTCGGGCTTTAGCTTGTCCCAGGCCTTCACCGCAGCTTTGCGGCCTGCTCCGTTAGGATATGCCTTCCAAAATTTCTCAAAGCGTTCTGGCTTCCACTCAGGCATTGAAACCGTGCGTCCGCTCTTTTTTGGGCCGGCACACGCATTTCCCCCCTTTGGGGGGACTGTAGGGGGGTTAGTATTATCATGTATATATAATCTACTACTATTATTAGGGTAGACATTTTTGTCTACACCCCTCTCGACATTTTTGTCTAGACCCCCCCGGGGGGTGTAGACAAAATTGTCTATACCCCCTTTGCCGGGAAAAAACGCACCGGCATATATCCGGCGCTCTCTTCCATTGTCATTAGTTGCCATTTCACAGCGTATAAACCCGGCTGCCTCCATCTGAGTGATCATCCTGCTGATGGTCCGCTCCGACACGCCGAGGACCCCCGCAAAATAGGTGTTCGTCGCCCAGCAGAATCCGTCCTCACCAATGAGGGCGGAGAGCTCTGCGTAGAGCAGCTTCGCCGTGGACGACAGCTCCTCGGAGTATCTCACCTCAGAGGGCAGCTGCGCCCAGTAACTGCGCCTTATCTCCGGCATGGTACACACTCCCTCTTGCATTTTGCGGGATTTCGGATATAATGGGCTTACATTCGTCTGTGTCTCTGGCATGGACTGCGTCGTACCGGTTGCCGCCGGTGCGGCGCTTTTTTTATTCTTGCACATAGTTCACACCACTTTCATTCCCGGATAGTACTCCGGTACTTCTTCCACTCCAATGCGCGGGCGGCCGGGGCCTCGCTTGCGCTTCGCAGCAGTCGGGGTCGGTTTCTGAGGCTCTGGCTGTGCCGCGGACGCCGGCGCCGCCGGAACGTAACGTATCGCGTTCTGCTTGACGGATTCCAGGTATGCCTCTACATCCGCTTCGGAGAATCGCATGGTCGAGCCCATGACGTAGTAGACGCCGATGCGCCGGGTCTTGGCCAGGCGATAGACCGTTGACTCAGAGACACCGAGCCTCTCGGCCACTTCCTTCTTGGTCAGCATTTTTTACCTCCTTTGCAAACTTGAGGGACATGGCGGCCTGAATAATGTCGTCAAGCTCGTCCATGATATCGTCATACGATTCGCGCTCCTGCGCGTCAATTTTTCCGTCCTCAGCGATTTCAATCAGGTGGTCAAGGCGTTCTTTCCGGCCGAAGTCCCGCAGTCTGCGCAGCAGCGACAGCACGGCCTGCGGCAGCTCCGTGACCTGGATGTCAGGGATAATGCCGGGGGCTCCGAGACTGTCGACGAGATACCAGTAGGCAAGCACCTGCTGCCCTGTGACGTCCACCATACGGACAACAGCCTCGCTCGATATCTGCTGCTCGCCGAGCTCCCAGGCCGCCACCGTGCGGACAGAATAGCCTAGGGCTTCCGCCCAGCGCTCCTGGGTCATGCCTGCAATGCCTCTGCCGATTCGCGCGATATTCCTGCGGTCGCGGCTCATTGTGTCAGGCCTCCTTTCGGCATAAGCTGGGTTCATCATCGTACAGCATGATCGTATCTCCATAGGCTGCCATGTCATACAGGTCGTCTATCGTACAGCCGAGGATGGCAGCAATAATCGGCAGCTTGTCGGCTGACGGGAACGAGATGCCGACCTCCCACTGGCGCGCGGATGCTATGGACACTTCGCAGCGGCGCGCAAACTCAGTTAGCGTCAGGCCCCGGGCTATTCGTAGCGCTCGAATGTTCATACTTGGTTTTTCCATTATTTCATCCCTCCCCCCCTTGCCTCACGTCTATCCCGCGTGTTATGATAAGCGCAAGGTTAAGTTTGTGGCTTAAACTATAATATGCAATTGCGCATTTGTCAACGGATATATCTGCAATTGCGCATTTTTGTGTGATATATATAATTCGCGATTTTTCCAACATTTAATAAAGGATTAGTAAAAATGTATAATAAGGATGTCCTGTTAAAGAACATAGAGATTGCGGCAGCTCTTAAAGGAGAACGCGTTACACCTGCTTGTGCGAACGCTGGAGTAGGGTCGAGCTTTTATAATGATATTCGCCGAGGAAGGACACCGTCCGTCTCAAAACTTGCCCAGTTAGCCAACTATCTTGGAGTAACCACTTCGGCCCTACTTGATGAAAAAGACCCTCTAGCTATGCTCCCCCCCGCATATGTGACTAGAACTGGGGTTTTTGAGAACTGGAGTGATATAATAGCCAATAAAGATGCTGTTTTTGAAGCGTTAAGAGTTTTAATACCAGGGGATATGGAGATAAGCGAGTATAGTGACTCAAAGCATCTTATAGCAGCCCTTGATATCGCATTTAACTGGGATTTTAACGAACTATACCTTGTTAGATGGTTCAACGACTGCGTAGAACACGTTAGCTTTGAAAACGGCACTGATGGTGTTGTTGTCTCCATAAGGCTTACTCCTTCATTCTTAGCCCTTATTGATTACCACAAAGCTGATTCTAAGTGCGCGTTGAAAATAAAAGGGCTGCATGACGGCATTTCTGATATTTTACAACAGGATAATAGGTCGAAAAGAAACCCGCCGGATACTAAATCCGGCGGGAATGAGGATACTATTGACATGGAGCTTGCTCGGTTGCTTCAGACTGCGACTGTAGAGCAAAAAAAGGCCATGCTTGTGCTTTTACAACAACGTAAAAAAGGCGAATAATCTTTAGCTTGTCCTCCAATAACAGTTTCGAAAAATCTCTCTTAATTTCAGCATCTAACTCTGTCTCTGTCATAAGGCCGGCTCCTTTCTGACCCGGGCCCGTGTCTAATTGGTACCAAAGCAAGTATAGCATAATATTACAGCCTTTGCATTATGTGGAGGTGTAGCAAATGGAGAAGGCAAAAAATATTGTCCTCGTGATCTGCGGCACTATCCTGTTTTTTGGTTCCCGCGCGGCAAGCGCTTTTTGGCTGTATATTTTTGCTTGGCTGGCAGGCATCAGTATGTTAATTGCTGGTATCGTTGGATTGGCGCAAATGGGGAAGAAAAAGCGTGAGGCCGAAGCCCTCCGTGAGCTTTTTGCCGCGAGTGAGCAAGCTGAGACTAAAAAACCGACCAAGCTCTCCGAGAACACAAATAAGCTCAAAACAGAGGCAGAGCTGACACACACCGAGCAACCAACAGAAGGAGTATATTTAAAGACGACAATTCCAAAGCGAATAGGCAATTGTATTCAGGCATATTTCTATCCTGATGTGCCGCTTCTCCTACTTGACAATGCTGATAGCATTTTAGACAAAATGGCGCACTTAGGCAATACAGAGTGCTGTGCTTCACAAGAGGACGCCCAAATTGTCCTCAGTTATGATGGAGAGATATTTGCCGAGCTCTTGGACCGTGAGGACATGGTGGAGGATTGGCTGCTGCGCGATGACCCATTTATTATCGGCTTGAGTTCGTTCGATGGCGACAATAATGCAACTGCATACATAGCATTCTTCAGAGACGAAGAGAAAAGGCTCGCCTCACGCGAAATGCGTGTATACAAATTGACGCATTATAAAGATGAGATAGGACAGATAGGTCTCATAGATGCGGAGCCAGGTGACAAACTTAAGCTGCGTGCAACTTATGACAGCGATTCATATGAGGACTGCGTAGAAGTATCAAATGGCTGCACAATCGGACGGTTACCCAAAAGCGCTGCAAACAGGTATCTAGCCATTGGGGCCGGCGGTGCATTCATTGATCACCTTGAATACGATGAACGGCAGGGCCTCGATGTGCCTTTCGTAAGAATATATTGGTGACCATCTTTACGTGTCCAATTTGGACACCTAAGCCGCTCTGAAGAAGGGCGGCTTACCTTTAGGCGGTGTGATGTGGGATACTTAAAGAAAAAAGTCAAAGACGAGCGCGGGGTATGGATCCCCGTGTATGCCAAGACACCGGAGGAGCTTGAGGCTAAGGTCACCGCCAGGCTTACACAGATAGAAGCAGCTAAGGCCCTCGCGGCCAACCCCTATGTCTATCAGGTCGCCGCTGACTGGTACGCCACGACCACGCAGCGCAGCTTCAAGCGCCGGGAGGATTACCGCAACGCCATAAACAGGCACATCTGCCCCGTGATAGGGCAGATGCACATATCCGAGGTCACCACCGCGGACGTCGCCTCTGTAATGACCGCAGCCGACGGGTACAGCCGCAGCCTGCAGGACAAAATCGCCAGCACGCTTCGGCAGGTGTTCTCCTATGCTGAGGAACAGGGGTACATATCAAGCAGCCCTTGCGACAAGATAAAAGCTGGCGGGAAAAAACCCGCTGAGAAAAGCGCGCTGACGCCCGCAGAGCAGGCCACGCTGCTGCGCGTGGTCTCCGGACAGCAGATCGAAGGCTTTGTCCGGCTCGGGCTGTTCGCCGGGTTGCGCAGGGAGGAGATCCTCGGACTCATGTGGGACTGCGTCGTACTGGATGGGCCTGCGCCTCACGTCAAAGTGCGCCGGGCGCTGAGATGGGAGCACAACCGCCCTATCGTCTCAGACGCTCTCAAAAGCTACGCAGCCCGCAGGGATGTCCCTATACCCCCTCAGCTCTCAAATTGGCTGAGAGAGCGACAGGCGGCCTCAGGCTATGTGATTTGCACCGAGGCCGGGCAGCCGTGGTCAGAGGCCAGCTTTAAGAGCGCTTGGGGATACATCAAGCGCCGCCAGACAGGCACTGCATCGCGGAAGCGTATGGACCCGAAGACCGGCAAGCCGTGCAAAGTCCAGGTAGAGAAAAAGCTCGGTGACAAAGTCCCGAACTCTGCGGTGACTATCGAGATCGATTTCCCGGTCACGCCACACATATTAAGGCACACATACGCGACCAGTCTGCTCATGGCCGGCACGAATATCAAAGTCGTCCAGCACCTGCTGGGACATGAAAAAGTGGACACCACGCTCAACATATATACCCACCTCATGGAGCGCAGCGCCGAGGCAAATATAGGGGCTGTTTGTGAGGCATTTGGTGATAACAGGGGATAA